ATTGATTCTAGTGCAACCATAAACTTATGCTGCACTAAGTTTTCAAGTTCATTAGCCAGTGTTTGTCCTGCAAAGTTCTTAAGCCGCTGAATACCTTTTGCGTGATAAACGTAGGGGCGCGTTACTTGTTGCTGCGTATCACCTTCGGACATAAAAACAGAATTACCGTCAACAAAAACGAGAGGCAATTTAGAATAATTCGTAGGCGTGTAATCAAGCATGCCGCTCTCGCAGAATCTATATCTTACGATTGTTTCTTTTGAGCTACTTCTTTCATCAATAATCATGGGCGGCTGTTCAAGTACTCCGTCTTCTTCCCACCGCTCGATTGCTCTTAGATACTCGTCTTTACATACTGTATATCCATTAGTCAGCTTAACAATCTTTTGGGTTTTATATTGCTTCTCGTAGTAGTCGCAAACTAAAATAATATCTTCTTTTTCGTTTTGATAAGACCAGCCAAAGCCGCCTAAGTCTTTCGAGTATTTCATCGAGTCAGCAAGTTTTTTACCGTACTCTTCTTCAAATTCATCACGTGTCTTAGGGTATATCTGAAAGCAAAACTTACCATCGCCTTTATGTGATTCTCGAGCCAACGGGTCAAACCCGGTTAATGTGGGGTCAAATACTCGATCAACGTAAATGTTTTGCTCGAAAGACATATCATTAACATAGTCAGTAAAGACTTCCATCACACTAAAACCGCCAGCCAGCAAATCTGAATATATATTGTATTGAAGTTTATCGTTCTCAGCGTCAAAAAATAACGCTCGTAAATGCGCTTCGACTACTTCAATTGTCCGATTAAATTCAGGTGTCATCATAGAAATAGGCAGGCCATCGGCGGCTCTAACTTTCATGCTCGGCTGTTGCTTAGAAAACTCACCCCTTAGCCGCGAAATATACGCTTCTAGAATATTAAACTCTAATGTGGGTTTGCCTAAATCGTCAAGCACACTTCTATCAGCTTCCGTTAATGTCTCAAAAAATACAAAGCGTGTGAACTCTTTATACCTATCGATATTGCTTTTAAAATAGCTATTCCACTGCTCAACGTTTTTCTTTAAATCTTCTAGTCTATCCTTGTGTTTCTGCGCAACTTCTCTCATCGTCTTGCTCCAATCCGTTTTGTCATTGCCGCGGCCATGCTCGCCATTACTCTGCTTGAGCTATCATCTTTATCATCTAGTTGATATATTGTTTTGTCTATAAGTGCTAGTTGTATTGCGTCCGCTGCGGTGTCACAATTTGATACAAGCACACCATTTGCATAATAAACACCATAATCTTTAACTGTAATATTATATACTGTCTCGTATTTTTCTTTTGTAGTCCGTGCAGCATTTTCTTGTGCAAAACTTTCTCTGCCTTGCCTGTGATGTTTTTTTAGGTGCTTCGAACTCTGTAGCGCATTCGATGCAGTTTGAAATGATAGTTCCGAGCGACTCGTTTCTAGATCTTCCATAGCATAACCGGCTACAATAAATGCTTCTGACTGAAGTTTGAACAGTGTATTTAATGCCGCACCTCTTGCAAACATGATCTTTGGGCTTGTTAATACTCGTTTTAGCGTTCTCACGATGCCAGTTAATCCCCGCTTCACTTGCATGCCAAGCTTTTGCAGCCTCAACAGCCTTGGATAGGTTTTTTTTGTTTTTCTCTGATTTTCCGTAAATTGATTTCTGTTCTTTATGCTGCGACATATGTTCGCTATGAGATATACATTCCAAGTTGCTAAAGTTGTTATTAAAGTGGTCGCCATCTTTATGATGAACAACAAAGCCTTTCGGTACTTTCTGTTTGCTATTAAATTCCCAAACAGCAACGTGCAACCCTTTTGCAGACTTCCTTCCTTCGTTTGTTGTTGACTGGCTAAGATAATACCGTCCCGACCCCATAAGACTGTATTTAACTTCGTTGAACACAATAACTTTCTGAATTTCCATTTTAATAGATCCGATAAAGATAAATAACTAAGTCTACCAGCATCTGTTAGCGTATCCAGTCGTTTAAATGCATTACCGAAAAATACAGGGTGAGCCTTGGTTCCAGTTAAGCCAAATCTTGAAATAACCGCTGCTGTTCTTGACGTAATACCAGATGAAGAAACAACCCCTAAACCAAGCGGAGTAATTACTTTATCTCCGATTTTAATATCTTGTATTGCCACGTCACCGTAAATAGTGGCTATTTTTGTTCCGTATACAAAGCAAATATCATCATGCTTATGCGTGTCGTTGCTCGTAATTTTAGACATATGCATAATGCATAAGTTTTTATGCTTTGCGTATGCTGAAAAAGAGATTTGTCTTGAAGCGATACATGACTGTATTCTTAAAAAACGGTCGGTTTTACTACCGCTTGCTCTCGAACGCTCAATATTTCGTATCTGTATACCTCTTATCTCATCTTGCAATATGCTAACAAGTGTAACACCCGTTGATTTTCTTTCGATAGCTGCAATTTTCGGTACGACTTTATGACGCATACACTCTTGCCAAAAGTCTAAAAATTCGCTTTGTAAATCTTTCGGTTCAATGCGGCATTCATGACAATCTAGCCAGTGCAAACCTAGTTCACCTGTTTTTCTACCAAAAGTTTCAATCTCATAGATACCCCAAAAACTAAAGACGGTCGCGTCATTATAGCTTTTTGATGTTTCAGCCGTATCAGCTGTGATAAATGTGCATAGAATATCTGGCTCTTCTTCAAGTATTTCAAACCATTCTTTCTTAAACAATCCGCCGCCAGCCGGCAATGGCTCTTGCTGGAACTGAGACGAGAAAACATAGGGTGATTTTTTTTCTAGCTCAGTAAGATATTCTTTCGTATGAACTTCGGGATAAAGCGCATTGCCCGCGCTATCAATGGCTTTTAGAACAATTGGCACCCACGGCTTTGTGTCTTTATCACTTAATAAATAAGCTGCTAAATCATCTTCATGTACACGCTGGCCTATGAAAATTATAGGTACATTTTTACCCCTTGGCCGCTGCCTAATTGTTTCCTCGTAATTCCTTATAACTCGCTCCCTCATTGAGTCGGAGTGAGCCTCGTCTGGCTTGTGCGCATCATCAATAATGACCGCGCCGGTGAACCTATCAAGCCCAGGTAACCCAGCATTACGACCAGTAATCGCACCGGATGAACCAAAAGCAGCCACATGACCGCCTTGCTTTGTTGCGAAGTGATCTTTCGCGCGTGAGTCTTTTGCTAGTGATACATCAAAGAGATAGTTGTACATGTCTGAGTTGATAATTTGCTTAATGAAAGCCGTGTTTGCTGCTGCTAACGTATGAGAAAAAGACACATAAATGAAGTTGGAATCTGGATATTTAGATAAGCTCCAAGCAATCCACATACAGACATGAAGCGTTTTACCTGAGCCGGGCTGTACGTTAATCAATAAATTAGAATCGGGATACTGCATCTTAGTAATTTTGGTTAGCTCTTTGCAGATAGTGACTTGATGCGATTCGCGAGAAATAGGATTCGATGCAATATATTTTCGTTGCGTAATATGCTCTAAGAAAAACTTAATAAAATAATCTAAGCTGCCGCGTAATTTAGCCGCTTCTTCTTCTTTATCAAAGTCAATTTGCACTAAGTAATCCCTTTAAAAAAGCAGGGAACAACTTCGGCCGCGACTCCGCTTGATGCTCCCTGCAGACTGATTTTAACCTAATTTGATTCTGTTTTTAAACTTTTGCTGAAAGTATCGCTTTTAAATAAATCTTCCGCAATCATTCGTCGCTTAACCTCGTATTCAATAAAATCACTTAAGCCGTTGGATATTTCAGACTCAATTTCATCGAGATGTTCTAAAAGTATTTCGTTGACTATTGCATCAATGATTTTGTTAGTGCGCATTATTGTCCTTTATATTCTTTTGTTCGAGTTCGTATATTTGTTGATTAAGGCTGATAATCTCTTTATTTTCTGTGTTTAAATCTTTATTTAATTGTTTAATTTCTTTTTCTTGATTCGCTCGCATAGCGCTAATCTTTTTCACGAGTCGTTCTACTTCAAATGAATTATTAGCCAGTTGCTCATTATATTCTTTTAGTTCTGTGTTAGTTACACGCACAAAAGTGTCAACTAAGCCGAGATTATTATTAATAATAACAAGCTCTTTACTGTTAGAATTTAACAACTTTTCAAGTTTTTCTGAAATTTTAATTATGTAGTCAGTATTATGTTGATATGCATAAAATAAATCGTTTAAATAAACTTGCTTTTTATCTATGCTTGCAAGACCTTTTGTTCTCTGCTTAGATTCTTCCATTAAAGTATCAATTTTATCAACTGAATGCATCGTCTGCTTATACACGTAGTTACTTTGATCTACTATTCTCTTCATGCTTAGTTCATCATCAACGCTTGTTTTATCTTTGATAGCGCTAATCTTTTTAGAGATTACTTGTAATTCAAATGAGTTTTCAGCTAATTGCTCATTGTATTTTTGCATTTCTTTGCTGAAATTTAAAACTGCATAAATAGCACAAAACGACATTATAAATGCCGATATTAATAAGACTGTCGCGGTCATTATTTTCTCTCTTTTAGTTAGTAATCTTTCTCGTGTTTAGCGTCTAATTTAGCGCGCAATTCTATTAGTTCTTTCTTTAAAATATCGTTCTCGACGTTCAAAGATTCGATTTGTCTAGCGTCGCCGTATTGCTTCGGCATTAACTTTCCAGCGAGCCATTTTCTAGTATCAATTCGAAGCCGTGAGCGCTGTACAAATTCTCCATCCATTGACTTATTACCGAACTCATCTACTTTAATATCACTGCCTGAATCATCGGAAATGCAAAGAATTTGTTCGGCTAATAAGTCTGCTTGAGCCGCTTTAGCCAATGCGTATTTCGCGCGAAAGCCAGGCTTCTCATAGCGCCATCGATAAATTGTAGTCTTTTCCGGAAGGCCATCATGTATTTTAACGAGCTGTTCTATACCAATATCATGAGTCGCTACTAAACTGCATATGTAATCAGCTAATTCTTCAGTATAAATGGACGGTCTACCGTTTATACCCGCTTCCTTTTTATACGCCTTCAACTGTTCGAGATCTTTTTCAGTAAGTGGTTGTGTAACGCGTCGCTTTTTTTTTGGTTTTACTTCTGCGTCATCAGCTTTCTTTTTGCTCGTCATCGCTTACAAGCTCCTTTTTTTTTGTTGCTGCGCGCTTCTTCTTGATTATTGGCTGCTTGCCAGTGCCGAGGCACAGCGGACAATCAACTTTAGCGCCGCCAGAATTCGTTAGACTGTAACCACTTCCAACCTTGTATATTTTTTTCTTACCTGAGCATCTTACACAATACATACTTGCATCCTTTTTAAAAATCCATTATAGCAATCAATGTACATATAATACCACATCTGCGTTACTTGTAAAGTTAAATCTCTACATTACTATATAAAGTAGCTATAAATGACTTACTCACAATTTCTGTCTATAACCCTGTTTATAACTCGTGTATATATATAGATAGCTCTACACTAGCGCGACTTCATGCTTATGAATTCTTTTTAAACTTTAATGCACTAAACACTTGCGCGTGTAGAGTTTATACTCTACAATGCATTTAAAACTTAGAAACAACAACAGGAAACGAAACAATGAAAGCACATTATTTAGTAAACGACAAAGTAACGACAGACATTGAAGGCATTGAGCTTGCGCACTTAGACAGTGATGAGCTTGAAGACGATTTCGATAAGCATTTAGATGAAGCCAACGACAAAATATTAATTTTACATCAAGAATACACTTACAGCGAGATAGCCAAAGACATTAATTACAAGTCATACAAAAGAGCAAAAGCGCATTTTGTAGAAACTGAGGTAATGCTTGGTAACTACTTCTCTTATGACGATGAAATATTTTGCAAAGCTTAATTACACTAAATGAGGATTGAGAAAATGAGACATACAAGAAAAAGACTGACTTGCGCAAATAGAAATGACGGACTAAAAAATGAAATTGCAATAAAAAAAATAATTGATAGACACGTTGAAGAAATGAACGAGAAAGGCTGGAAGCTTGATCACATAACGTCAGGAGATAGCTTTTTTCATTATGAAGCTTACGTACATATGACTAAAGAAAACACATAATTTATAATAACATTGGGGAAAAACATGATCGCAGACATTATAATAGCATACATTTGCATATCGATATTATCAGCAATTTTTAATGATTTTTAAAAAATATAAGGTGAGATATGAAAGACATAATAAATAATCTTAAGATAGAGCATGACAACACACAAAAACGAATAGACAAATTACTAGCTGAGCTTAAATCTGAAAACCTTATTTATGAGAAACAGCTGCGTTATATGGAAAATATAATGAAAGTAATAAACAGTTTATATGAGTAGACAGTATTCAACACAGAATTTAATCACTTATTTTACTGATTATATATCACTTGATCAATTGTTAAACACGTCATCAGTTGATTTAACTAGATATATAGACGTTGATGGCGAATGTTGCATTGATGAAGCAATAGAAAAAGCAATACAACTTATAAAAGAAGGCGAAGAATTAGCGTGATTTTTAATAAAAAGGTAACAAAAAAATGAACAATAAAGAGACGGAGATGCAAAAAAGCTTTGCTGATTACCCTTTAACTTTAGATCAAGATATAGGAGAAGCGCCCCTAACATTACATGCGAGCGGTGAAGAAGTGGACGTGATGGAAACAATAAAACGAGCCATGTCATTACTTGAGAGCACAAACAATGCAGTAACAAAAGCAAGAAACGAGGCATTTAAGCCGACCACCGGGCCAAAAATCATTATTCAACAACAATATGATTGCACTTGGTACGCATATGATGAGCATACAGCCGACGGCGATATTGATAGTGATATGTGCTCAGGTAGTTCCAGCGTTAAATTGTACGCAATATTAGAGCTTATCGAAAAATTATTTGAATCTGAGGTTTACACAGAAAAAGAGCTGATATCTGCTATCAGCGTAAGTTAAGAGATTCAGCGGCTTAAAGGACACTTTGCAGCCGCTATACAATACATTACAGTCGTTATCATGAGCCTCTAAGTCAGCCACAATAATTCCAACTCCTTTTCTCTAAACTGTAACGCACTGTAACGCGATGTCGTGCACTGTTACTCACTGCCGCATCACCCTGCATCACCAAGTTAGTAATAAGGTGATTATGGTTACCAAGTTGGTCACCGATGGTTACCTTTTTTCGAATGTTGGTCACGCCCATGCTAGGTATGGGCAATACCCATTTTTTTATGGTTTTGGTAACCATGTATCCATGCAACCATCATCTTTCTACGAGGGGTTTATGCTGTATATATTAAAACACTCTATATAAAATATACTATAAGAAAAGATGGTTACAATGGTTACATGGTTACCAAGTCATACTCAGTAAGGGCAAAACCCCGTGACCAACATTTAAAAGTTGGTCACCGATGGTTACCGACATTTGATAAATTAAAGATTGGCATATAATAACTTTTCTTATTACGTCCAGATCCTTTTAATAATGGTGGTTTTATACTTTTAAGTGCAGAACCGGTTTGATTTAATATGGTTCTGCTAGGTTTGTCGTATCCTAATATGTCCAGTATTTGAGTTGTGCTCATTAATAAGTTTTCTCTTTTATATGATTCTTGTCCGTCAAAATTAAAAACATCTAACAGTTTACTTAAAATTGGACATTCTTGCTCATGATTTACATTAGATTTTTCAAGTGCTTTTTCTTCTTTCTCAGTTAGATATATTTGTTTTGAGTCATTATCAATATATATTTTATAGGCTTCTTGCCAAATTTTTCTCATATCTAAACCGTGATCTAAATTAATTTTGTCTGTGATCTCAATAGTCCAGAATCTACGGTTCCCAGTATCATCTTTTAAGAAATTAGTATTATTAACTGTTCCGATATAGGTTGTACGCCTTTTAATTTCTGTTGGTTGTCTAGCATAAGGTAATCTTAAGGTGTCAACTGAGCGTGTAATATGTGCTTTTAGAGCTGGTATAGAATTTTTAAAAGTTCCGTCAAGCTCGCCGAGTTCTATAATCCAGGTTGATAAGCTATTAAATTTTGAATCATTATTGTTTGGGTCTAATGAAGCTCCAGTTTGAACAGCTTTTAAATGGTTTGGGGTTAATGATTCAACAAATCTAGTTTTATGTGTGCCTTGTTTACCTGTGAAAATTAAAACTCCTTGGGCTGATATGCCTTCCTCTGTAAAAGCTGCGGCTACTGCTGTAACCATCCATGTCTTAACTAATATTTTTGTTAATTCGGGGTTGGTTGATGGGATTGTTTCGCAAAATTCATTAAGTAAATTATTATTTTCACCTGTATACCCATGTTTTATATATTCCCTTATTGGATGGTAATCGTTATCATGTGACAAGTAAGTTAATAGTCTATCTGTTTTTGTGTTTGGCATACCGTTGATTTTACAAAGATCTTCTATTCTAATTAAAATCTGATTTTCCAAGTCGTCTTTATATTTGAATCCAGGTATTTTAATTTCTCTTTTACTAAGCATTAAGTTAAATTTGTGCTCGATTTTATAGTGATCGAGTACTACTTTTAAATTTTCTGCCGTTTCTAAAATTGAAGTTATACCCGTGGCTGGTGAAACTTTAGTGTTTAAAAAGGGTAAGAATTCTACTTCTTTTGTTTTGGGTTTTGCCTTACTTATTAAATTTTTTAAATCCATTATAAATCCTTTATTTAATTAAATTTGGTAGTAATTATTTCTTTTGAGCCGCCCTCAATTACAAAGTCATTCCAGTCTAATTTATTATGATTTTTTAACTCAGGGTATAAAATATTTTCCCTGGATGGCGTCAAGTCATTATCAACCATTGCTTGAATTGCTGATTTAACACCAATTTCGCTCTCATCTAAATCACAGGCCATTAGTACTTTATCAGTTGGGTAAATTTCAAGTATTGATTTTAATGCGTGGGTTAGATTTCCGGCATCTAAGCCAAAAAAAACGGTTTGGTTTAAAATTTGGTGTAGGGTTTGCGCTGTAGCGTATCCTTCGGCTAAAATAACGGACTCACCAGGTTTGTAATCGCCACACAAGCCATAACACCCTTTTTTCTTAGCACCGCTTAGAAAGCGTTTATCGGCCTTAGGCGAGATAAATTGAAGTGACTGAATTGCCCCATTTAAATAAAGAGGTATTACCAGCCAGTTTTTATAATAAAGCTCTCCGTCTTTGTATATTCTTGCTTTATCGTCTTTAATCTCTTTTTTAACTAGATAGCCGTGATTAACGTCTGCTTTAAGCGTTGAGTTGTATATTAATTTAGCTTCATCGGCTTTTATTAGATGTTTTAATCGTTCTAGTTTTATTCTTTCTTTTGCTCGCTCTCTCTGCTCTTTTTTATACTGAGCTAATTCTTGCTTAGTTAATTCATTTTTTTTGCCTGCATTTATATTGCCGCCGACGGTCAAGTTTAGCTTCCAGTTGCACGCGCAATAGCCGCCATTACTAAAAAATTTAATTCTACCTGACTTCGTTGATCCTTTGTCGCCGTCCACCATAAATGCAAGCCATTGTTCATAATCGCAGTTTTTAATGTAATCAGAGCATAAAGGTTTTATTCCTTTTTTTATCATGTCATCAAGGCACCACTGCAGCACATCATAGTCTATCATTATCAATCATCCTTTTATCAGTTAAAACAAGCACATATATGCTCATAAAATAAACTTGCATGAAAAGTCATAAAAGGAGATACTGATCTCGCTTTCATGAGGTTTGGTCATGTAAGTCACACTCTAGGATGCTTTTACATCGCTAGGTTTAAATCTCAATTACGTTTTCGGCGCTTCCTTAGCGCTTTGCATTTCAAATGCGTGTAATTGAGAGAGTCAGCCGAGAGTTGGTGCTTTCGGCTAGACAACTAAGGTAAGTTAAAACCCCATTTCTTGCAAGATCTGTTTTACAGTTATAGGCTTAGGATAA